ATTGAAATATATTATTATTACCTATTAATTGAATTTTTGTTAATCCTTCAGGTTTACAATCATGATGTATCTCGTGATTTAAATAAATCGTAGTAAACGACTTATTTAAAATGGTGTCGTAGTTTTTAAGTAAACTATTTTTATTATATGGGACGGTGTTACATTTATTTAATTTCTTAATATATGATTCTCGTTTTTTTGTATTTTTAATACCGTAGTTATTTAATATATTATACTCATTTGTAGAATTAAGATTATATGCTAATACATGCGTTGGATTGAATGTAGATATATTATATTTTTCTAAATTTGTATCTTCTATATGTTCCTTTAGTATATCTTTTATTAGTTTTTTTGAAGGTTCTGATGTTTGTTTATTTGTAACAAATGATTCTTTTTTAATATAAACATAATATGCTAGTAATATTAAAATAAGATATGTAATCATTAAAATATCTATATAAATTAATAAATATTAATATACTAAAAAATAATGTATATTATTATTAATGGATGATAAATGGACTTTTTCAGAAAGTTTTGCATGGACTGGTCAATGTTTAGCACCAAATCAATCACCGATAAATATTAATACTGATCCTAATGTAATACAAATTTGTAAATCATTATGTGATTTCAAGTTGTATTATAAACCATCTAAATGTTTTGTAAATTATAAAAATAATTTAGTGAGATTGAAATACTCATATGGGTCATATTTAGAATTTAATAATATATTATATGAATTAACAGAAATAACGATACATGTTCCAACATTACATAATATAGATAATTCTAAATATGATTTAGAAATTTGTATGATACATAAATTAAGTAATGATAATAAAACAACAACTACATCTGAAACTCCAAATGGTATAATATTATGTCGACTTTTTGAAGCCGGTCCACATCATGGAAATCCCGAACAATTTATAAATCAATTCATAAATGAAATTCCAAATGAAACTATTGACTTTAATAAAGAAATTTCTGTATCAAAGGATTGGGGTGTTAATATGTTGATTCCAGAAAATAAATCATATTATATTTATGATGGTAGTTTACCGTTTCCACCATGTGATACAAATTATAAGGTAATTGTATATGAAGATATTGGAAGTATAGGTGAAACAAATTTAGAAATATTTAAATTAAATATTGGTGAAAATATTAGAATAACACAAGATATAGGCGACCGTGTTGTTATGTACAAGCCATATTATAAAAAAAATAAAGAATCAAAAATCGGAATTTCTGATAATAAATATTTAAAATGTGCTAAAAATCCATTATCTGAATTATTAGTAAAACCTATTGGAACAGACCCTGCAACTGAAACAATATCCGATGAAGGTGTGTCGACAACAACAAAACATCATATGAAACAAATAATTTTATTAATTATTGTAATATTATTATTTATTAATGCCTGGATATTTGTAAAATATTTATTTGGAAATTTTAAACTTCATGTATTATTGATATTGTTAGTTGGAAGAGATTATATTGAAGCTTCATTGCCATCTTGGGCTTCTTGTAATCGCGACTTTAAAGACACTGATAATTAATAGAATTGTGTCCAGATTCATTGAATCCACTTACTTTTGAATTTACTAAATTGTATCCTTGTGCACTTAACATATTATTACGGCTTTTTATTGGCCCACGATTCTTTTTGCCCCCAACTGATCTATTTTGTGCTTTTCTTAATTGTTCATTTGTTGTATAACTCAACATATTCATATTATCGTCATTTAATTTATTATCTTGTTGGCAACAATTTTTATTACAACTATCTGAGTTATTTTCGACAACATTATTATTTGCGGCTACATTATTATTGTTCATGACTAAGTTATTATTGTTTGCGGCTAAGTTATTATTGTTTGCGGCTAAGTTATTATTGTTCATGGCTAAGTTATTATTATTGTTCGCGGCTAAGTTATTATTGTTCATGGCTAAGTTATTATTATTGTTCGCGGCTAAGTTATTATTGTTCGCTGCTACATTATTGTGTACATGTGATTCAAACCCCTCTAATATTTTATTTCCAACATTGTTAATGGCTCTATGACTCGAAACCATATTATTGTATGGACTTACATTACTATTTCTTAATTTATATTCTCCTCTTTGGAAAGATGAATCATTTCCTGGATATGGATTCTTTGTTATTAAATTATTAGAATTAAATCCATTCATATTATTTACGAAATTCGAATTTGAATTATTTTTATTTGAATTGTTTTTATTTGAATTGTTTTTATTTGAATTATTTGAATTATTATATGGATTCTTTTCAAGTAGATCATTGTTATTAACAGCTTGAATATGTTTATTAAAATCTCCAGATAACATATTTTTGTTTTCTAATTTATGACCATCAATATCGCTTAATAATAAATTATTATTTTTTATTCTATATTTAGACATTTCATCTTTATTATTTCCACTAACATTTGATCCATGTCGACTATTTCTGTTTGAAACATCTACAACATCATTTTTAATATTTGATAATAATGATAAATCATTATTTGATTCTAAATTATTTGTAGCATCAATATTATTTCCTAAACTATTAACAGTATCAATATTATTAACATGATTATATCTATTAGCATTATTTGCTACATGAGCATTATTTGATACATGAGCATTATTTGATACATGAGCATTATTTGATACATGAGCATTACTTGATACATGAGCATTATTTGCTACATGAGCATTATTTGATACATGACCATTATTTGCTACATTAACATTTCCTAAAACATTACCATTTACATTATTAACTATATTTCCATTATTAGTAACTTCAAGATTCGATATATTTGCTACAACATTACCATTAGCATTTACAACATTACCATTTACATCAACATTCAAATCAGTATTTCCAACATTATTACCATTAGAATCCAAAATATTACCATTTACATCAACATTTAATTCTGGTACATTAGCATTATTTGATACATGAGCATTATTTTCTACATTAACATTTCCTAAAACATTACCATTTACATTATTAACTACATTCCCATTATTTGTAACTTCAAGATTTGATGTATTTGCTATAACATTACCATTAGCATTAACAACATTACCATTTACATCAACATTCAAATCAGTATTTCCAACAACATTTCCATTAGAATTCACAACATTACCATTTACATCAATATTTAAATTTTCTAAATTAGCATTATTTGGCACATTAGCATTATTTGGCACATTGGCATTATTTGGCACATTGGCATTATTTGGCACATTAGCATTATTTGGCACATTGGCATTATTTGCTACATTTTGTATAACATTTGACACCGCATTTTTTACAGCACTATTGACAGCATTTTTAACTTCTAGAACATTAACATTATTTTCAGAATCACGATTTAAAGAGTTAACTGCTTGTTCTATAGAGTTGTTAACAACATCATTAATATTGGCATTATTTTGTACAATATTTAATATTAATTCTTCATCTAAATTCGAATTATTTTTAGCATTATTTAAAACATTGTTAACAACTGTATTCACATTATTCTTAACAACATTATTTACAATATCTACTGGGGCATTATTTCCAACATTATTAATTAATTCATTTTCAACATTCTTCAAATTATTTACTAATTCATTATTCAACACATTATTTATTTTTTCATTTAATGGGACTTCATTTACCTTAACATTATTAATTACCGTATTGTTGTTATTACTATTTGTATGTGTTCGTTGAACTGCCACAACAAATGCTATTGCTAATAATAATGCCTTTATTGGATCTACTAAGCATAATAAACATATCAATACAATAACAATTAATCTAACAACTGTATTATTTAATACATTTAATACATGAACTGGAATAAATTGAATACATACAATCAAAACTACAAGCAATACAATTATAAAATATGATAATGGTTTATTTGAAGTAACTTTATTGTTATATGAATTGTTTACTTTATTTACAACATTATTAATAGCGTTATTTACTTTATTATTATTTTTATTAATTTTTTTAAGTGCATTGTTCACCTTTTTATTCATACTAGACATATAAATTATATATATATTTTATTTTTTCAAAATTGAATAAATAATTATTTTATTATTTTTAAATAAATGAATACATCAATTGGAAAACGTGGATTTTCTGTATTAAAAGAAGAATTAAATCCATCAGATATTTCAGATATTAAAAAAGATTTAACTGTAAAACCATTCATAAATGGTGATTATGGAATGAAACCAGTTCCATTTCCAGTATATTGTGAAAGTAATAGAAAATATTATTTACCTAGATATTATGGTCAAAAAAAATTTGGATTACCATTAGAAACTAAATTAAATGAACCTGAAAGTATTAATATCAATTTTTCTAAAAATTTAAAAGACAAACAAAAACCAATTGTTGATGCTTATTTAAAAGCAGCAAATGAATCTGGAGGAGGGATTATATCAGTGCCTTGTGGTTATGGAAAAACAGTAATCGCATTATATATCGCATCTATATTAAAAGTAAAAACATTAGTTGTCGTTCATAAAGAATTTTTACTGAATCAATGGAAAGAACGTATTAAAGAATTTTTACCAAATGCTAAAATTGGTAGATTACAAAGTTCCTTTATACATGTTGAAGGTTATGATATAGTAATTGGTATGCTTCAAAGTATTTCGATGATTGATTATGATAATTCAGTATTTTCTAAATTTGGATTAGTTATATATGATGAATGTCATCATTTAGGTGCTGAAACTTTTTCAAAAGCATTGTTAAAAACAAATTACAAATATACATTAGGATTATCAGCAACACCAAAAAGATTAGATGGATTATCTAAAGTATTTGAATGGTCATTGGGAGAAATAGTTTACAGTATTAAAAAAAGAGATGATAGTAATGTAAATGTAAAAATGATAATGTATAATAATAATAACCCATCATATTCTAAAGAAATATTTAATTATAACAAAAAACCAAATTCAGCAAAAATGATTAATAATATTTGTGAATTTTATCCACGCACACAAAATATTATAGGACATTTAGCCGATTGCCTTAAAGAAGGACGGAAAATATTAATGTTAAGTGATAGAAGAGAACATTTAAAAGTAGTTCATAGTTTAGTATCATCTATAGAGAATGGAAAATATAGTTCTGGATTTTATTTAGGTGGAATGAAAGAAAAAGACTTACAAGAAACTGAAACGAAAGATGTCATATTAGGTACATTTATGATGGCGAGTGAAGGATTTGATTGTAAATACCCATTAGATACTATTTTCTTAATGTCTCCAAAAAGTAATATTGAACAAGCAGTCGGGCGTATTCTTAGACAAGAAGAAAAGGATCGTAAATTTACACCATTAATCTATGACATAGTTGATGAGTTCTCTTTGTTTGCTAAACAAAAATTAAAGCGTATAGCATTTTATACGAAAAATAATTATGATATTAAATTTTATGATAATAACAAAAAGGAAATTCAAGTCTATATTCCTGTAAAAGGTGGTAGAAAGAAAAAAGAGAAGGAATTAGAATTTTTAGAATAATCAATTTAGTTCTATAATACATTTTTTATATTAAAGAGACACTATTTAATTAATTAATATGGATAATTTAGTGTTTGATATATCTCAACCTACAACACAGTTAAATAATTTTAATTTTAAAAAGGAGATTTCAAGTAATGATGATATAACTAAAGTTAGTAAATATAAAATAGACCAAACAGACAGATTAAAACAAATCAAAAAAAGTATAGATATATCATCTAAAAACAAAGCAATATTATCATTAAAATATGATAATATTGCGTTCAAAATTAATATTATTCAAATATCTGTAATTGTATTTTCGGGATTAATTACATTTATTGAAACCTTGAATTCTTTGTATGAATTAAGTATATTTGTTGGAACAGTATTACCAATACTTTTTGCCTCTTATATTGCTATCATATTATCTATCATGCGTTTTTTTAAAATGGATGATAAAAAGGAAACTATTGGAAAAACATTAGAAAATTTTTCATATATTATCAATAAATCACGGAAAACAAAACACAGAATTAAGAACTTTAATATCACATCTAAAAATACTGAATTATGGGAAAATTTAATTTCTAATTATGAAAATGAAATTTACGATTTTTTACTAAATACTCGTGAAGCATTTGAAAATATTTTGCATTACAAAGAATTGGTATATTTTAAAAGACGTTTACTTAATCATTATGTTAAAAATATGTTTGCCCATAAAAATATAGACTATGTAGATAAATTATGGACAAATCCACATCGCGAATATGAACAAAATTTATCAACATGTGAAAAAATATACCAATATTTTTGTTGTAACAAAAAAAATGAAGTTTATTTTAATTTTCTGAATCATTTGGAAGATATTAGTCTAAATGATTTGAAAGAAGATAAACATATACAAACCGAACCAAAATTTACTTCGGTATAAATCGTTAATTATATTATATTAATATATTATCTATATATATATATGACTAAATCTAATAAAATTAGATTGAATAGAATCATAAAAAAATATTCAAAAAAGAAGAAAAAGCATATTCATCATAAACATGAAGCATACAAAATACAATCTGGAGGCGCTGAACAGCACCCAGAAAAAGCAAATTACAAGGTAACATTCGAATTTGATAGAATAAAAGATAGTAAAGAAGGTATATGGGGAGAACCTAAAATGACTATGATTTGTCAAAAATTTGATACCGAATTAAATACTATTATAAATGAATCAGTTGCTGGAATGACTAAATATGGTCAAAACGAAGTGGATCTTGCGATAACGAGTTCTATTGGAGCTGTCAGCATGATTGGTACAACAGTTTTAGGTATTGGCACTGCTGGTTTGGGGTTAGGATTA